ACACCACCTCAAAACCAGTGAACTAGGTTGTTACGACTGCGCGTATTGGCAGGCGTCGCCTGAAGGTACCCCGGTTGAAGAGTTCGGCGAATGCCACCGCCACGCCCCCCTGCCCACCACCAGCACTCTCGCCGACCGCACGAAACCCCTGCGCGGGCACTGGCCCCTCACCGACGCCGATGACTTTTGCGGAGACGCCCGACCACGGCCACAGTGACCTGTGCTACCCTTTACCCTGGAACGGTTAGTCCGGGAGAGTGGCCGTTCTTTTTGTCGTGCATGTCCGGCTCGGTGGCGGCTCATTCCGCTGCCGAGCTTTTTTCTTTCCCAGACACCGCTGCCGAAAATTCGCCGGGGCTGCCGACATGTCGGCCACCAACGATCTGCGAACACAGGCCCATTTGTGCGTTTATGCGTAGAGATGCCGACATTTCGACAGGTGTTGGCGAACGTTCGTCCGCACAAACGTGGTGTCCGCCACCCACAGGTCACTTCCAGATCACCTCGAAGTGACCCTCGGGTCGCCCCCCCGTCCACCAAGCTTCTCCGCCCCCGCTCCGCCGGTGTCTGACCTGTGATACCCTCGCGCAAGTATGAAAACATTGAAAATTCCCGGCGTGGACGGTCCGCGGCCTGGTCGTGGAGGGGCCCGCAAAGGCGCGGGGAGGCCCCGAGGAGCGACGATCGCCAACGGGGCGAAGGTACCGGCCCCCACGCAGGAAAAAGCCGCCCTGCTGGCCCTGTGGAAGGCCGAAGTCGGCCGGCAGTTCCCCGACCTGGTCGCGGCCCAGATCGCTTCGGCCCGCGGGATCACCCACATGATGGCCCGGGACGACAACGGTAAGTGGCAGTCGGTCACCGACCCGGTCAAGATGGCCGAGCGCCTCAACGCCGGCGCGGAGTTTTACCGCCTGACCGCGGTGGCGCCGTCAGCCCAGATGATGGTCAGCGTCATGGACCGCATGTTTGGCAGCCCTAAAGCCTCCCTCGAGCTGGAGGTCACCCAGGCCCCGGCCGAACTCAGCGATGCCGAACTCGCAGCCGGCCTGGTGGCACTACTTGATAAACTGAAAAAGCCCGACGATGCACCATAACTGGTGCAACAGACAGTTTTGCTCAATGTTTTCACACTTCTGTAGTTAACATAACGTGCATTATCAGACCTTGCGCGGGGTGCTATGGGTGCGTTGACGCTGGACGAACGCCTACAGCTTGATGCGTTAACAGCGGAAGCCTCGCGCCGCACGAGTTCGCGGTTTGTGACGTTCTTCACGGACACCGGGCCCTGCGCCCGCTCGGGCTATCCAAAGCACTTAGACTTCTTCGCCGCTGGACACACCAAAGAGCGGCTGTTCATGGCCGCCAACCGGGTGGGCAAGAGCGAAGCGGGCGCCTACGAGCTGACCTGCCACCTGACCGGCCTCTATCCCCACTGGTGGACCGGCCGGCGCTTCGACACCCCGGTGGAGTGTTGGGCGGTCGGCACGAACAGCCAGACTACGAGGGACATCGTCCAGGCCAAGCTGCTGGGCAGCGTCCAGGCGCCTGGCACCGGCATGATCCCGGCCCATCTCATTGCCCGCACGATCACCGCTCGAGGCTTGGCCGGGGCGCTCGAGGGCGCCCAGGTGCGGCACGTCACGGGTGGGCTGTCACTGCTGGGGCTGAAGAGCTACGAGCAGGGCCGGCAGAGCTTCGAGGGCACCAGCAAGCATGTGGTGTGGTGCGATGAAGAGCCGCCGGCCGACTGCTACACCGAGATGCTCTACCGCACGGTGACCACGAAGGGCATTGTGATGGTGACGTTCACCCCGTTGCAGGGCATGAGCGAGGTGGTGAAAGGCTTTCTCGAGCCGGAGACCCCCGAGAGCGCGGAGTTCAAGACGTTCATCCAGGCCGGATGGAAGGACGTGCCACATCTGGACCCGGTTGAGCGTCGGGCGCTCATGGCCACGACGCCGCCCTACCAGATCTCGGCCAGAACAGAAGGCGAACCCAGTCTGGGCTCGGGCGCCATCTACCCGATCGCGGAGCGGGAGATCTTGGTGCCCACGGCGGAAGTGCCGGCGAACTGGCCGCGGGTGTATGCCTTGGATGTCGGCTGGAACCGCACGGCGGTGGTGTGGGGCGCGAAGGACCCGGCGACGGGACGGATCGTGCTGTATGACGAGCACTACCGCGGGCAAGGGGAACCGGCGAGCCATGCGGAGGCGATCAAGGCGCGTGGGGCGTGGATCCCTGGGGTTATTGACCCGGCGAGTGCGGGCAGTAGCCAGGTGGATGGGCGGGCGTTGTTCGACATCTACGGCCGGCTGGGGTTACATCTCGAGCCCGCGGTCAATGCGGTGGAGTCGGGCCTGACGGAGACGTGGAACTTGCTGGTGTCGGGGCGGTTGGTGGTGCAGGAGCACCTGAGCAACTGGCGCAGTGAGTTTCGCAAGTATCATCGGGACGAACAGGGCAAGATCGTGAAGGTGGCGGACCATTTGATGGATGCCACGCGGTATTTGGTGATCAGTGGTCGCGGCGTGATGCGGACGGTGCCGCGTCAGGTGATGGCCTCGTCGGTGCGGCGGTCCACGCCGGCTGACTGGATGGGGGCGTAATGACAGCAGACCTGCAGCAAGCGTTGGATCGGTTCAAGGTCGGCAGTGATGCCGACGTGGAGCAGCGGAACCGCGAGGTGGACGCCCTGCGGTTCCAGGTGCCGGACCTGTGTTGGCCGACGGAGGTCAAGGACCAGCGCAAGCCGCAGTTGATCGGCGGGGTGGCCATCCCGCAACGGCCGATGCTGTCGATCCCGTCGTTGGACCAGCCGATCCAGTTGGTGCTCAATGCGGAGAAGGCGGCGCATCTCGGTGTGGCGATCCATCCGTTGTCGGATGATGCGGAGGAGACCACGGCCGAGATCATTCAGGGGCTGTATCGGCGCATTGAGGTGGAGAGCCGGGCCTCGTTGGCGCGGAGCTGGGCGTTTGAGCGAGCGGTGAAGGCCGGCCGCGGGTATTACCGCGTGATGACCGAGCCGGACCCTGACTCGGACGACCCGTTTGACCAGCGGATCATGATCAAGCGCATTCTGCAGCAGGGCAGTGTGGTGCTGGATCCGTTTGCCCAGGAGCCGGACTATTCGGACGGCGCGTGGGCGTTCATTATCAACGACATGCCGTGGGCGGCGTATAAGCGCCGGTATCCCAACAGTGAGATGGCGTCGTTCTCGGAGGACGAGCTGTCGGCCGTGGGGATGAGCACGCAGTCGTGGGTGAGTGGGGACGAAGGGGAAGGCCGAGCGGTGCGGGTGGCCGAGTATTACCGCATGGAGTATGAGACGGTGTCGCGGGTGCTGCTGGATGACGGCACGGACGCGCCGGAGGGGCAGGTGCCGCCGGGGCGCACGGCACGCACGGGGAAAGAGGCGCGGACCCGCCAGGAGAAGCGTCCGACGCTGTATTGGTCCACCATCAATGCTATTGAGGAGTTGGAACCAAAGCAGGAGATGGACGGCCGGTATATTCCGATCATTCCGGTGGTCGGGCGGGAGCTGATCCCGTTCGAGCAGGAACGCCGGTGGGTGGGGATGATCGAACCCAACAAGGATGCCGTCCGGTTGTTGAATTACAGCGCCAGCAGCGCCGTAGAAATGGCGTCGTTGGAAACGAAGGCGCCGTACACGATGGTGGAAGGGCAGGAAGAGGGCCACGAAGAAGAGTGGCAGTTGGCCAACGTCCGCAACTTCCCCTACTTGCGCTACCGCAATGTCAGCCTGAACGGCACGCCGGCGCCGCCGCCGCAGCGCACGCAGGTGGATACCTCGCGGTTGGGGCCCTCGATGCTGTTGTTGCAGCAGGCGCGGGAGTTTATCCATCAGGGCACGGGCGCGTTTGAGAGTGCGTTGGGGCAGCAGAGCCCGAATGCGAAGAGTGGCCGGGCTATTTTGGCGTTGCAGAACCAGCACGAGACCGGGTCCAGTCATTTCTTGGATAACTTGGCGGAGATCAGCCTGACGTATGAGGCGAAGGTCGTGTTGGACCTGATCCCGCACATTTACGACCGGCCGGGGCGTATTGCCCGCATTCTGGACAAGGAAGACGAGCCCAAAACGGTGATGCTCAATGCGCCGTTCACGATGAACCCACAGACGAAGCGCCCGCAAGCGGCCCCGATGCCTGGTGGTCCTGGTGGTCCAATGCAGATGCCCGGACAAATGCCGGGCATGCCTGGTCAGATACCTGGACAGGGACAGAAGAAGCCCGCCGAGAACTACGACCTGCGAAAAGGGCGGTACGGCGTCACGGTGTCGATCGGGAAGAGCTACAAGAGCCGGCGCGAGCAGGGGGCGGATGAAATGGGCAACCTGTTCGAGGCCAACCCCGCGTTGTTCCCGATCCTGGGCGATATTTACCTGAAGTTCCGGGACTTCCCCGGTCACCTCGAGGCGTCGGAGCGCGTCAAGAAGATGCTGCCGCCGCCGCTGCAGGCGCAGGACGCGGGACCGGATCCGCAGCAGTTGCAGCAGCAATTACAGCAGGCCAGTCAGATGGTGGAGCAGTTGAGCAAGGCGTTGGATGAGAAGACGCAGTTGCTCGAGTCGGACAGCCAGAAGCTGCAGATGCAAGCGCAGCAGGCGCAGGGCGAGCAGCAGGCCAAGCTGGAAATTGAGCGGATGCGGAACGAGACGCAGTTGGCTATTACGGCCATGAAGATCCGTGCGGATGAAGCGTCGGCGATCTTCCAGGCCGAAGTGATGCGGGTCGGCACGGGGATGTCGCAGCAGTTTGATGCCACCCAACAGGCGGCGGAGCAGCACCACCTGCAGCAAATGGCCGCGCAGCAAGCCCTGCAGGCCCAGACGCAGTCGGAGCAGGACTACATGCAGAGTCAGCAGATGAGCGAGCAGGAAGCCTCCCAGGCCGCGCAGGACGCCGCCATGATGCCGCCCGACGAACCGGAGGTGTTGTAATGGCCGGCCGGCTGACGATGGGCAACCTGATCCGTGACTTGCAACCGCGGGTGGACATTGAGGCGGAGGGCGCGTCGGTGTCGGGCCAGGTGGGCCCGGCGTCCGTGCGGGTGTCCAAGCGCAAGGGCGCCCGCGTGAGTGGCGAGCTGGTGCTGCCGGTGGGTGAGGGTCAGGTCATGGTGGGCCGCGGCGAGGATGGCCGGTTTACAGGCCGGATGACGCAGCGGGTCAAAGGGGTGGATGTCGAGGCGGAGTATGACGACCGCGGCCCGCGGATGCGTGTCTCAAAAACCATGAACGTTCGGTGGAAGTAGTCATGCCTGAACCACAAGGGATCGCGCTCAGCCTTTCCAACCGCCGGGCCGTCTTAAAAAACGACCCCGCCTACGACAAATTGTTGCTGGCGTTGCGCGATGAGCAGCCAGAGGCGCTGCAGGACGACGAGCTCGCGCACCTGCAGACGTTGTCGGCGCCCCAGAACGAACCCGATCCCTATCAGTCCACGATGGAGCGACTGCTGACACCAGGCCGAGGGTCAAACCTGAAACGGTCGGTCGAGGACCGAGTGTTTGCGCCGGTCGTGCAAGGCGCGGCGGGTGTTATTGAGGCGTTGGACCAGCGACCGGAAGGGCTGCCGGAAGGCGCCCCGTATACCACGCCGCTCAGGATGGTCAGTGCGGCCGCCGCGGCGCTGCCGGCGGGCGTCGGCGTGCTGTCCGACGTGCTGCGAGGCGTACCGACGCCCAAAGGCGCCGGCGTGATGGACCCGCTGCGGGCACCGGAAGACCAAGCGACATTCCAAGGCGAAGTGGCCACACGCGGTGGCGGCGGGCTGGCACAGACAATGGGCATGATGGCAGACTTGTTTGTGGACCTGCCTGGTACGCAAGTGCTGGGAGCGGCTGCCCCCGTGCTGGGGGCCGCAAGGTTTAGCAAAGCCGCAAAAGCGGCAAAAGCGGCAAAAGCGGCGGGCAGTGTCTTTGAAACAGCAGAAGATGTGTCACGCTTGGCGGCGCACGGCGCGTCTTTTGACGATCAGGTCGGGACACTTCTGGTTGGCGGCAACCGCGCCGGCATTCCCAAGAGCCGTCTGCTAACAAGCGACTACGAACACGTCGGCAGGATGCTCGAGAAATATCCAGAAATTGCGGACGAGCTACCGTATCTGCACGCCAGTGAAGTCTCAGCGTTGTCTCGCATGTCGGACGTAGACCAAGGCGAGTTTGTGCGGTTGAAGCCAGAAACGACACGCACCGAGTTGATCCAAGCCGCAGCCAAGGGCGGTGAGGTGAAGCGGCACTGGTATAACTTCTCACGAGCGGCCATTGACCACTTGTACGAGGATGACGCAGCGCGGTTCTCGACGGTTGCCGCGGCCTTGTCTCCGCGCACGTCTGTCGAAAGCGCCACGCTGAACGCCGCGACGTTCTTCGAGAACTGGCGGGAAGCCGGCCGGCCTGTTGATCGTGATGCCGTTCAGGCGATCCTTGACCGTAGTGTTCAGAAAGCAAAAGCTGTTAAAGGTAAACCCAAAGAAGGCAAGGGCGTGTTGGGTGCGTGGCGCAACAACACTTCCGCGTCTGTACAAGAGGCGCTGGATGACATTGTGCTCTCTGGGCCAAAGGTGCAGTCGTTCCGGCAGAACCTGACAACTAAACCGCTTGAAACGGCATGGGGGCCAGTACATCCCGACGATGCAGTGACGGCTGACGCTTGGAAAGCCACAGCGGCGGCGATGGAGCAGTCCACGCTGGGTGGGGACGCAACACGAGTAGAGGTTCCAGAACTTGCCGGGCGACGAGGCGAAAACGATACGACACCGGCGTATTTACGTGTCTCGGCCGATACGCGACGAGCCGGGCACGGCATGTCTGACTATATGGACGACATGCAGTCCTGGTCTGGGTCTGAGATCCAAGAGACGGAGTGGTCGTATTTTAAGAGCCTGTACGAGCTTGCTGAAACACTGAAGATGAAAGCAGTGGATGTCGTGAAGCAAGGGTTGTTAACGGATGCAATGATCGAAGGCACGCCCGACCTAACACTGCTGGCACGAGAAAAATATGGGGAACAGCTAAAGCGAGACCCCAACAAGGTGGGGCGAATGGCGAACATTGTTCCGGGCCAATTCAATAAAGCCACACCCACGTCTCCCACAATAAAGGCGCGGCAATTAGAAGTGGCCCAGGTCAT